ACTAACCCCTAGTTAAAAGGGTTAGCAGTATAGAGATTACAGGGATAAACCAGTTAAACGATAGCAGTTACCATTTTGTAATTGCACGTCAATCGTGCCAAATGGGTGAATTTTGATAACTTTCACTGGTTGCACTTTACCAAATATTGGCATCATGTAGATTTCATTTACTTTTAATTTCATAATTAACACCTTTTAAAAAGTTAAACAATCAAAATATGCAAGCAGTAGGCTAACCCATGCTATACAAAATGCAAGGCCACAAAGGGTTTCATATAAGAATTGACGCATAGTTAACACCTATTAAGAGTTTTTAGCCAATAGATTAAATGATTTTAGGTAATCCCTTGCGCCCTGGTAAGTATCGGCCATGATTTTGTCGCATAGTTGCCCGTTTTTATACAGTTTGACAATGTAGTATCCATTGTGTGCGATACGTTCAAACGTAGTGTAATTGCCGTTTTTTTGTTCAGTAATTTTCATTTGTAACACCTATTAAATTAGTTGATTGAGATTGATAGTTTAGGGATTGTTAGCCCCTAAACAATAGGGATAAACCCTAGTTATACCTTATTAGCCCATGCAAGGCCACTAGGTGTAGCATGGTAGGTATGATTATCATAATCATGCGTTAAAAATCCATGTTTAACCAGAGTATCCATAATTGAATTGAACTGATTAAGACTAGCACCATGCCCCATTAGTGCACTATAAATAACGCCACTTGGTGCACCAGTATCGCTTAAGTTAGCAGATTCTATGATTCCCTTGCCTATGCTTTGCAATGCTTTAATTTGTTGATTAGTCATTTTTACACCTATTAAAAAAGATTGATTAAAACCCTAGATTGTGAAACCTAGGCCATAAACCCCTAGAGTTAACCAAGGGTTTATAACCTATGCTTTACTGTATAGCATCAGTTTGTGAAACGTGAAACACTGAAACTGGTCTTACTAGTTTACTAGGTTTCCCCGTTTCCTTGGATTCTGTATCAATCCAAGTTACGCACTTAACACCAGTTTCACCTTTTCTAACTTGCCTACCAAGGGCTAACCAAGCATTGTAAGTAAACACGTTTTCCCTAGGTTTAATCTCTAAGGGATTGATACCCTTTTCAATAAACCCTTTTATTATTGTAGGATAGTTGATTAGTGAATCCCCATGCTTTGCACGATTAAGGGATTCTAGTGATTGTGTTTGTTTATCCATATTGACACCTATTAAGTTAGTTAAAAACACACTGATTATTTGTTAACCAGTGCTACTAATATAACGTCACCACTACAATAAAGTAACTAGGATAAACCCTAAATTATCTAAAATCTTTTCTATCAGTTCCACTATATTGATAGTCAATTACTATTGTAATACTTTCTTACTTATACTTGGATTGTATGCAATATCAGTATACAGTTTGTAGAGTATCCCTGTAATGGTGCGTCACTCATATACACTAAGTTAGTGAGTGCTCACTTACCACTAAGTTAGTATCTACTAACCTGGTTAGTTAGTGTGTGCTTACTTACTTACGCTGACCTAGTTAGTTAGTGCTTGCTAACCTGGTAGTTAGTGTGCGCTTACTTCTATGTTAGTTAGTGCTTACTTATGTATGGGGGGAGGGGGTAGTCGCTGTGTGGAATATTTGTGGGTACACCCCATCCACAAGAAAAGGTAAATTAGGAAATTGCTAGAAAAGACTTGTCCTATTAACTAATACTTCCCTTCCCTTCTTCCTGTCATTGACTTACGAGTTACGGACGATAGCCTGTAACCCGTATATACAGGTAGTTCTCAAGAAGAGAGAGCCTCTCGTTTATCTAAGTTACAACCATGTTTGTCAGACAATGGAAGCCCAAGCAACGTTGCCCCGTTCGCCTTGTCTGCGGTGTTATCACAACATTAGCAGAGGGTTACTAGAAACTCGCCCAGTTCACTACGTTTATCCTACTTGGTCGGCTCAACCGCATAGAGGGGTGGGTCATGCCCCCGTTGTCTTAACTATATCAGGGATTACCCTATTGTTCAACAAATAAATCTAGTTCATAATAGAGCAACCATTTGCGTAACCTCACGAATATGGTTAACTCCCTCGAATTCGATGGTTTTAAACACTTCCCCATTGTGGACAAAAGTAAATGAATCAAACAAAACAGCGTGGTCGCCCAAAGGGTTCTACCAACAAACAGTTCTCCCTTACCAGTTATGCTGATAAGCCTGAACTCATCACCCTACCCAAGACTGAGACTGCTCAACTCAAAGAACTCAAGAACCTCCTGATAAACAGCGCAGGTACTAGAGTTGTCCACAAGGCGGTAGAGATAGCCCTTAATGATGAACACCCTGCTCAACTAGCCGCCATCAAACTCTGTATGGACAGAATGTTGCCAGTCAGTATGTTTGAGAAAGAAGGCAAGTCCCGTAGTGCTGTAACCATTAACATCACAGGTATTGGCGAGATTACACACAATCCTGAAACCATAGATGCTGAAGACATAGAGGCTAAGAATGAGTGATCTATCCTTCAAACTATTACCTTGGCAGGAAGAAGTTTTTAAAGATTCCACGAGGTTTAAGGTCATTGCCGCTGGTAGGCGATGTGGTAAGTCCCGTATGGCGGCTATCACGTTGCTTATTGAAGCATTGCGTTGCCCAGCAGGTTCTGCGGTGCTTTATGTTGCACCTACCAATGGTCAGGCTAGACAGATTATTTGGCAAGTTCTAATGGATTTAGGAAGGGAAGTTATCCAAAATGCGCACATCAACAACCAAGACATCACGACAATCAACGGAGCAACCATCTACGTCCGTGGAGCAGACAGACCAGACACGCTACGTGGAGTTTCACTCACCTATGCAGTCCTCGATGAAGTCGCAGACATCAAGCCCGAAGCGTGGGAACAAGTTATCCGAGCCTCCCTCTCCGATAAAAAAGGTAGAGCAATGTTCATCGGAACTCCCAAAGGAAGAAACTGGTTTTACGATTTGTTTAGATTGGGCGAGAGCGCAGAGGACACCGACTGGAAGTCTTGGCACTTCACCACAAAAGACAACCCCCTGATTGACCCGACTGAAATTGAGTCTGCTAAGAAAACCCTGTCTACTTTTGCCTTCAAGCAAGAGTACATGGCAAGTTTCACCAATGCTGGTAGCGACATCTTCAAGGAAGAATGGATTAAATACGGGGAAGAACCCCAAGTTGGCAGTTACTACATAGCCATTGACTTAGCAGGATTTGAAGAAGTTGCCAAACAAGCGGCTAACTCTAAGAAGCGACTAGACGAGTCGGCTATCTCTGTGGTCAAGGTGACTGAGGATGGCAAGTGGTGGGTAAAAGAGATTATTCATGGGCGTTGGGATATCCGTGAGACTGCGGCAAAGATACTGATGGCGATGCGAGACTATCGTCCTTTGGCTGTTGGAATTGAGCGAGGCGCACTAAAAAACGCAGTTTTGCCATATTTAAGTGACTTAATGCGTAAAAATAATGTATATTCGCATATAGTTGACTTGACGCATGGCAACAGGAAAAAGGCTGACCGAATTATTTGGAGTCTCCAAGGGCGTTTTGAGCATGGGCGCATCATCTTAAATCAAGACGAAGATTGGGATATTTTCCTTGACCAACTGCTGATGTTCCCTGCACAAGGAGTCCACGATGACTTGCCAGACTCACTCAGTTATCTTGACCAGTTAGCGGTCACTTCCTACTTTGAGGGAGATGAAGACGAGGACTGGCAACCTTTAGACATAATAAGCGGGGTTTAAATGGATGAACAACTAGATCAAAACGACTTTGTAGAACCTACGGAGGGTGATAAGGAACTGGTTTCCTTTGTTGTTGACCATTGTGACCGCTGGCGTGACTACCGAGATAGCAACTACCTTGACGCTTGGCTAGAGTACGAGCGCATATTCCGTGGTGAGTGGGCGGCAGAGGACGCTAGTCGTGAATCTGAGCGTAGCCGACTGATAACCCCAGGCACTCAACAAGCCGTTGAAACCCGCCACGCTGAGATTATTGAAGCAATCTTTGGTCAAGGCGAATATTTTGACATCAAAGACGACATTCAAGACCTTGATGGCAACCCCCTAGATGTTGGCAAACTAAGAGCGCAGTTAATGGAGGATTTCTCCAAAGACAAAGTTCGCAAGTCTATTGACCAAATCGTTTTGATGGCAGAAATCTATGGTTCTGGCATAGGCGAGATCATTGTTAAGACTGAAAAAGAATACTATCCATCGACTCAGCCAATCCCAGGCCAAATAAACCAAGCCGCCATTGGTGTGATGGAAAAAGACCGCATTTCTGTGCGGATCAATCCTGTAAATCCTAAGAACTTCTTGTTTGACCCTAACGGCACAAGCATAGATGACTGTTTGGGCGTGGCTGTGGAGAAGTTTGTCTCGATGCACAAGATTGTCCAAGGCATTGAGGCGGGGGTATATCGCAAAGTAGACATCAATACCGATCCTGATGATGCTGACTTAGAGCCTACCCAAGAATCTACACAGTTCAAGGACAACAAGGTTCGCCTGATGACCTACTATGGTCTAGTCCCACGGGAATATCTGAACAATCTTGAAGAGCAAAAAGACATTGTTGATCTATTCCCTGAGAATAGCGAAGCAGATACCTATACCGACTTGGTAGAGGCTATTGTGGTGATTGCCAATGACTCATTATTGTTGAAGGCAGAGCCAACGCCTTACATGATGAAGGATCGCCCGATTCTTTCCTATCAAGCAGATACAGTTCCTAACCGAGTTATGGGTCGTGGCACAGTAGAGAAAGCCTATAATATGCAAAAGGCGATGGATGCACAAATCCGTAGCCATTTAGACTCTCTTGCCCTGACAACTAGCCCCATGATTGCGATGGATGCTACCCGTCTACCAAGGGGTGCTAAGTTTGAAGTCAAGCCAGGCAAGGCAATCCTGACAAACGGCTCTCCTCAAGAGATTTTGATGCCATTTAAGTTTGGCACAACCGATCAGGGCAACATCCAAACTGCTACTGCCTTCCAAACGATGCTGTTACAGGCTACTGGTACGCTAGACTCACAAGGTTTAGTCTCTGCCGTAGCCCGTGATGGTGGTCAAGGCGGTATGTCGATGGCGATTGCCTCGATTATTAAGAAGTACAAGCGCACTTTGGTGAACTTCCAAGAAGATTTCTTGATGCCGTTTATCAAAAAAGCGGCTTTCCGCTATATGCAATTCGATCCAGAGCGTTATCCTTCTGTGGACATGAACTTCATTCCTACGGCTACGCTTGGAATTATTGCCCGTGAGTACGAACAACAGCAATTCATTGGTCTATTGCAGACTTTAGGGCCAAATACCCCTGTCATGCCGTTGATCTTGAAGGGAATTGTGGGTAATAGTTCGTTTACTAACCGCTATGAATTGATGGAAGCATTGGCTCAGATGAGTCAACCTGACCCACAAGCGCAACAAATGCAACAAGCACAGCAACAATTGGCATTGCAAGCGGCTCAGGCGCAGATTGCAGTCAATACGACTCAGGCTGAACAAAATCGTGCTGAAGCAACTAAGACAATGATGGAAGCGCAGTTAATGCCTGAAGAAATCAAGGCTAAAGTGATTGCGTCTACCACTAATAATCTGCCAAACCAAGATGAAGCGGCAAGTCGTGAGTTTGATAAACGAGTTAAGATTGCCGAATTGATGTTGAAAGAGAAAGACATCTCTAATAAAGGCAAGATTGTTGAGTTGCAGATGGCTGATAAGGTCAATGCACAGTCAAAAGTTAAGCAAGATTTCCTTACCAAACTCACGGATGGTCTAAAGCAAAATGGCTAACATCAAGGAACTGATCCAAAGCATTGAGGCGGCAGATTCCTCATTTGACGAGAAGTTAGCCGCCATCAATCAGATGGAAGAAACTCTTGTGGCTATGCGCCAACAAGAAGAAACTGCCGTTCAAGAAAATGTTGACTTAATCGTTGAAGCCATCAAAGTGATGGAAGATAAAGTCAATGCCCAACTAGAGATTGCCAAATCCATTGTTCCTGAAAAGGGCGACAAAGGCGATAAAGGCTTAGATGGTAAGCAAGGCAAAGATGGGCGTGATGGCAAAGATGGTAAAGACGGGATAAATGGTAAAGACGGAGTAGATGGTAAAGATGGTGTTTCCGTAACGGATGCCAAGATTGACTTTGATGGTTCGTTGGTTATTACTTTGTCAACAGGACAAGAGATCAATGTTGGTGAAGTCGTTGCTCCTGAATTGCAAGAGAAGATTAAGTTAGTAACCTCTGGTGGGGCAGGTACTGTTTTGCCAAGTCAAACAGGCAATGCCAACAAATATCTTAAGACTGATGGAACTGCTCTGTCTTGGGCGGCAGGTGATGGCACAGGTACTGTTACTTCTGTCGGTGGTACTGGAACTGTTAATGGTTTAACTTTAACAGGCACAGTTACAACCACTGGTAACCTGACTTTAGGTGGAACATTAGACCTATCTAGCCCTCCTACCATTGGTAACACAACTCCAAATACTGGCACATTTACAACTCTAATCGGTGGCGGTGGTTCTGCTAACTATGGACAGTTAACAGGCGGTGCTACAACCAAGGCGGTTGAGTTTCAGACGCTTGGAAGTGACTCAAACATTGCATTGGTACTAGATACTAAAGGAACGGGTGCTATTGACCTAGCGGCTGGTTCTGGCGGTGTGAACATAAGTAATGGTGGAACTGTTACTGCTATTACTAGGACTGCTGGTGGTACTGGTTACACAGTTGCCCCTACTATTACTATTTCTGCCCCTACAACGGCTGGCGGTGTTCAAGCAACTGCAACGTGTACTGTTACCGCTGGTGTTGTTGATACTGCTTTTACCATTACAAACGCTGGTAGTGGTTATGTTGAGCAACCAACAATTACATTTACGCCTGTAAGTGGTGGTAGTGGTGCTACTGCTTATGCTACTGTGGGTAGTGGAACAATATTTAAAACTCTTGGTTCTACTTTATCGTTTTACACTCCAAATGGCGAAAGTTTTAGAGTTGTTGATTCTGGTGTTACAAGTGCCGCATATTGGACTGCTTATGGGGCAAGTGGAACGCCAGATTTTCGGTCAACGGGTGCTGGGACAATTAGTTCAGCAGGTGCTAATGCTTTAACTTTTAGAACTAACACTACAACATCTCAACTTGTTGTATCCCACACAGCCTCTGCTGTTAACTATGTACAGGTGACGGGTGCTACAACAGCAAGCAAAGTAGTTGCTATTTCTGCCCAAGGTTCAGATACAGATGTTACTTTGTCGCTATCACCAAAAGGCGCAGGAACAATTAGATTTGGTACACATACAGGTACTATTTTGACTCCAACAGGCTACATCACTATTACCGATAGTGGTGGTACAACTCGCAGACTTTTAGTAGGATAAAACATGGCATTAATTAAATCAATCGACACAGACTACGGCATACCAGCGACTTATTGGAATATTGGCGCAGTCCAAGAAGACTTTAAAGGTCAAGGAACTGAGGTCACTTTCTACGGCTATGCCTCACAACAGGCTAGAGAGCAAGGCAAACAGCCATTGTCTGCGGGTAAAGTTCAGATTAGTGGTAGTGAGTATGTAGCGGGTGCTGACAGGGCGCAGTTATATGCAATCATTAAGCAAAAGCCTGAGTTTGATGGCGCAACAGACGCATGACACCTGAACTTCAACGCTATTACGAGTCTCGCTTTGACTTGATGTCTAGGGAGGGGTGGAAAGACTTAATGGAGGATATTGACAACATGATAAATTCGTTGAACAATATTAGTACAATCCCTGATGAAAAAAGCCTACAATTCAAAAAAGGCGAACTTTCTATCCTAGTTTGGCTGAAAACCTTAAAACAGGTCAGCACACAAGCATACGAGGAATTGAATGAAAAGAATGTTTGAATTTGTCTGCTTATGTGGACAGCGCATTGAAAAACTAACTGATTATGAGACAGATAGTGTTCAATGTGGAGATTGTGGGTCACAAGCCTATAAAACAATCTCTGCTCCAGCATTTAGATTGGAAGGGTGGTCTGGTCATTTCCCGTCAGCGCATGGGAAGTTTGAAAAGAGCCACTTGGACAAACTAAAGTCAGAGCAAAAAGCGAACTCATAAACAAGATGTTGTCGAGTTCATGTGTATCTCCTAGAACCCATTAGTGGCAGGAAAAGGAAACAGTATGTTAGTAGACCAAGAAGACGAGATGCCTAGCGAGTTAGAGGCTGAAGAAACGAAGATTGAAGACCATAATGCGATAGAAGATTCTAAGATTCCTGATAAATATAGGAATAAATCATTAGAAGACGTTATCAAGATGCACCAAGAGGTTGAAAAACTGGTTGGTCGTCAAGCACAAGAGGTTGGAGAGGTTCGCAAATTAGCCGATGAGTTGATTAAGCAAAATCTCGGACAGAAAGTCCAACACGCTGAAGTTGAGCCTGAAGTAGACTTTTTTGAGAATCCTCAGAGAGCAATTCAGAACACAGTTGATAGACATCCCGATATTTTAGCGGCTAAACAAGCGGCTAATGACTTCAAAAGGATGCAGATTCAGCAGAAGTTAGCGCAAGAACACCCTGATTTTCAGCAGATTTCTGCTGATCCAGAGTTCGTAAATTGGGTTAAATCCTCAAATGTACGGATGGGGCTGTATGCAAAGGCTGATGGTGAGTTTGACTACGATAGTGCCAATGAGTTGTTATCTACCTTTAAACAGTTACGTGGCGTTAAGACGAAACAAGTGGCTAGTGACGGAGAGTCAAGTCGCAAGAGTAATCTGAAGGCCGCATCGGTTGATGTAGGTGGATCGGGAGAATCGGGCAAGCGTACTTACAGGAGGGCTGACCTAATTCGGCTAAAAATGAGTGATCCAGACAGATATGACGCATTGTCTCCAGAGATTATGTTGGCTTATCAAGAGGGTCGAGTAAAGTAACTAATTGATTCTTAAGGAGAATTAACATGGCAACAGCATTTTCCCCAGCAAATAATACGACTGTAACGTCAGCCGCCAATTTCATCCCTGAAATTTGGTCTGATGAGATTATTGCGGCATACAAAAAGAACTTGGTTTTAGCAAACTTAGTTATGAAGATGAACTTCAAGGGCAAGAAAGGTGACACAGTTCACATTCCAGCACCTGTTCGTGGTTCTGCTTCTGCTAAAGGC